TATTAGCTCAACGTTCAATAATATATCTTCATTCACACCTTCATCACTTAGCGGAATTGTAACTGGTGGCATTGGTGATGTTGCAAGTGCTGGTTTAGAAAAGCTTCTTGGCGTTCCAACTTCCGGTTTGATGGGTGCAGCTTCAAAACTATTACCAGCTATTGGTAGTAGTTTAACAAGTTCATTATCATCACTGGGTAGTGTTGGAGCTGATATTGGTAATTTAACTGCTGGATTAACTAATGCAACAAAGGCATTATCATTATCTAAATCAGCACATAGCGTCGCGGCTAATATATTTGGTGAAGCAAGAGCAGAATCAGTTGCTAATGCTGTTGATTCTACTGCTAAATTAGCAGCAGCTGTTAATGGACCAATTAGTATGGTAACAGCTTTTGGCGATAGAATCACGTCAGCACCAAACGCAAATCAACTTAAGTCAGCTGTACAGGCTGGTGCTCAACGTATTATTGGAAGTGGACAGAGAATATAATGGCAGCTCCTAAGACAGATAACAAAGCAATTGATAAGCAACCTTCTCCTGGTGGAGAGGCGCTTGTTCAAACAAAAGTAACACCTTCGTCATTTGAAGTTGTATCGCATGACCCAGATAACCTTGGTACAATTCGTGGTACTATGAATGGCGATGGTTCTTGGTCAACAGTTCATATTGATCATAACGGTAATCAAACAGCCATTACTCATGGCGCTCAAAAAGGAGCAGCACAGGCTTCACATAGAGATGTTGCTGGCGGTCATGATGTTGAACGTGTTGCTGGTGGTGCACATAGTCAAAAAGGTAATGGCAGTAACGAAGAAAACGGCGAGGCAGAAACTAAAGCTGTTGATGGTGTTAAACAATCTACTTCATCAGCATCATCTAAGGATATGTCTAAAGGCGGTAATGGTCAACAGCATCATGAAGGCGATATGACGTTTTCCGTAGAAAGTGGAGGTATTCATTATAACGTATCAAAAGACTTTACTGTTACAGCAGCTGGCAAGTTAGTTCATTTTGATTCAGCTGGTGATTTATCGTTTAAAACAAAGAAAAATGAAACACATAAGATAAATGGTAACACATCGATTGATACAGCTGGTAGGACTAGAATATTCTCTGATAGCGATATCAATATAATATCCAATGCTTCAATAACTTTGAGGGTGAACGAAACAATAATTAAAATAACAGATGGTACTATTGAGCTTTCAGTTGGTGGTACTAAGGGTATTAAGATTACTGCTGATGATATTTCTATTACCAAAGATACTTGGGTTGGGCAGAATGATTTAACGGTTAAAACTGGATCAACAGCGCCAAAAACAGTTTTCAAATAGTCGATATAAATAATAATTAAAAGGCTAAAAATGGCAGTATCAAGAGCAGACGCAGTATCATCATTAACAAAGAAGGTCGAGACATATTCTGACTTTGTCAATAGTTTTACCAAGCATCCAATTACAAATGAATTAGTAACGGTAAAGAACGATGATAGTGTACGCCAAGCGTTTAAAAATCTAATCCTAACGAACATTGGTGAGCGTCCATTTAGTCCATTCTTTGGCTCTAATGTTAATAGAACATTATTTGAAAACTTTGATGCATTCACCAGAGAAGATATTATTCGTTATATTTCAATGGCTGCTCGTCAGTTTGAAAGCAGAATCCAGCTATTGAATGTGTCTGTTATTGATGATCAAGATAGAAATGGTTTGAAAATAAACATTGTTTTTGCAATAATAAATAATCCTGAACCAGTTAATTTAAGCATTTTCCTTAAAAGAGTCAGATAATGGCAAACACTTCACTATCATTAACAGCATTAGATTTCGATTCTCTTAAGTCGAACTTTAAAGATTATCTGACCTCACAATCAGTATTCAAGGACTATAATTTCGAAGGATCGAACATGAATGTCCTTCTTGATGTGATGGCATATAATAGCCATTTAAATGCCTTTTATTTAAATATGGTCGCATCGGAGATGTTTCTTGATTCGGCTCAGAAACTAGATTCTGTCGTATCGCATGCTAAAGAATTAAATTATCTTCCTAAATCAGCTAGATCAGCAGTTGCTAACGTTAGCTTTTCTGTTGTATACGACAGTGCACCATTGACAATACCGAAGGGTACAGTGTTTGCTGGTCAGAATTCGAATGGATCTTTTTCCTTCACAACTGCTTTCACACAAAATTATACCTCATCTAACAGTACATATCAAGTAAATAATTTGCAAATCCATGAAGGTTTTTTCATTAGCGATACTTTCGTTAAGGATGATACTCAGAAAACACAGAGATTTGTATTATCTAATCCAAATATCGATACTGATAGTCTTACTGTTACTTGTAATGAGAATGGAGCAAATGTCGCATTTACCAGAGTAGAAACTCTGTATAAGCTAACAGGCAATTCAAACATTTACTTTTTACAGGCTGCTCAAAATAGTAAGTATGAAATCGTATTCGGTGATGGTATTCTTGGTCGTGTTCCACCAAACCTATCTACTATCGTTGCTAACTATCGTGTAACCAATGGTGATAAGGCGCAGAGTGTATCATCATTCGTAATTACTACAAAGCTCGGTAATCAAAATTCAACTACTTCACCAATCACAACTGTTGCCCCATCTGCTGGTGGTATGGCTGCTGAAGATATTGAATCAATCCGTAAGCTAGCACCAAGATATTTTGCCACTCAGCAAAGAGCTGTTGCTTCTGATGATTTCGCATCGCTTGTTCTAGATCAGTTTAGTGGCGTTATTTCAGACGTTAATGTATATGGCGGCGAGATGTTAGAGCCAAAGCAGTATGGTAGAGTTGCTGTCTGTTTGAAGCCAAAAGGCAGCACTATTGCTCCAAACTATATCAAAGATCAGATTGTTACTTACCTAACCCCATACGTTGCTCTTCCTACAAGAGTTATCATTACTGATCCCGATTATATGTACATTTCTATCAATTCAACTGTACAATACGAACCAACAAAAACAACAAAGCTAGCTAGTGAAATTAAGACAACTGTAATTAATGCTATTCAGCAGTTTAGTAAAGATCATATTGAAAAGTTTGAAGACGATTTCCGTTATAGTAAAATCGTAGCGCATATTGATAACTGTGAAACTAGTATAACAAGCAATAGCACTGATATCGATATTATTAAACGTTGGTCACCAGTACTAAACTATAAAGCTTCGAAAGTTCTTGAGTTTAATAATCCAGCTGAACTTGAAGCAGTTGCTGAATCACTTGGTTATACAAAGGGCAATGCTTTCTACGATGAACCAATCATAACATCATCCGCATTTACATATGTTGATTCTTCAGGTATAGAAACACCAAATTGCTATATTAGAGACGATAATTTTGGTGTGCTTGTTGTTTACTATATTTTAAATAACAAGTTTGTTGTGTTGAATAGAAATATTGGAACAGTAAATTACGAAACTGGCTTGGTAACAATATCAAATTTCAAGACGTCTTATTATGGTAATTATATATCTGTAAAGATGAGACCAAGAAACAAAGACATTATAGCTAGTCGTGATAAAATTTTGATGATTGACCTTGGTGACGTTACAATTAATGTTATAACGATACAGAAGTAATATTATGGAATTTTCAGTAGAAAAGAAAATATCTAATTTTGTTGAGTCACAGTTCCCTCAATTCTATCAAGAAGAGGGTCCTGATTTCATATTGTTTATGAAAGCCTATTACGAATGGCTTGAAAGTGCTTATGCTATTCATAAAACAACTAAAGAAATTATATCAAAAGCTGCATACTACGAATTATCAACAGCTGAACAATCTGGTTATAACCTATACTTAAATCCAATACATCAGGCTCGTGACATATTCAATATTCGTGACATTGATAATACACTAACTGATTTCCTTGAGCATTTTCAGCGCAAGTATTTGTATGGTATTCCATTCAAGATTATCGTTGATAAACGTTTGCTACTCAAGCATATCTTTGACGTATACCGCTCAAAAGGTTCGATAAATTGTTACAAGCTACTATTCAAGCTTATCTATAATCAAGACATTGATGTATATCTTCCTGGCCAAGATATTCTTAAACCATCAGATGGTACTTGGACTCTACCACAATACCTAGAATTAAGCTATGTTGAGAATATAGCTGATCTTGTTGGTAAAATTATTGTTGGTGCTTCTTCTGGTACTACAGCTACGGTAGAAAGTTATATTACAGAGCCAATCAACGAAAACGTTATCTCTACTTTGTATATTTCAAACATACAACCAAAAGGTGGTACTTTTAGAATAAGAGAAAAAATTGTTGAAATATCAAAAAAGACAGACACTGTTGCTATTGAAGCAGCACCAACTATTCTTGGCTCACTTGATAGCTTAAGTATTTTCAATGGCGGTAGAAACTTCAATATTGGCGACGTTATTAAGATTGCTCGTAGAGACCCTGTAACCAATAGACTTGTTACTGGCGGCGTTGATGGTAGATTGAAAGTAACCAAAGTATCTAACGCTATTGGCGCTTTGAAATTTAATACTGTTAGAGGCGGATTCGGTTATACTAATACTGCGCACACTTTCGTTTATAATGGTGTTGGTGATAGCACTGGCGTTGCAGCTGAATTCCAGCTTGATAACGTTATCAATAACGAAAACGTAACATATAATACTGATCTAATTGTCGATCATTTAACTACTACGCTTGATTCTACTGCGTTTGGATTTGTGACACATCCTGCTGCTAATATCTCAAGTACAATTCAAAACACAATTAATTTTAGAACTGAGTTGCTAGGTAGCGTTGATTCATTCAAAAACGAATATGGCGGCAATAGCTATACCAACGCTGCAATTATATTTGTTCGCGAAACACAAAACGCAAATAACTTTTTATCAGGAACTGTAGTATATAACAGTACAACAAATACTATCACTGGTTATAGCACTACATTCCAGGGCAACAGCGATATTAAGTATTTCCAGGCTAACGACGTTATTTGTTTACAGGCTATCTCATCAGATCCATCTACTATCGAATATCAAGTAATTAAAAATGTTGTAAGCAATACTCAAATTGAACTTTATGGACCGCCATATTTCAGTACAGTTGAAGGCGTTCATAAACACTCTGCTGTTAAGATGGTAGCTAACTTTGCTTATTATGAAACACCATACCAGGGTAGAATTGACGGAACAATTAATGGTATAAACGAAATTGTAACTGGCACACCTTCTATTGGTGCTAACGTTATCGTTACGACCAAAGCACTTGACTCTGGTAAATCATATATCGAAAACGAGAACATTCTTGCTTACCTATACAATTCAAT